TCGGCGATCGCGCGGTTCTCCTCGTCAGCTTTCTGCATTAACTCTGTGAATGTGACCATCTTAAGCCCCTCCTGTTTGCCTTAACATTGCCGCTATTGGATTATAGAATGAGGATCCCGGGGTAGTAACCAAGTTCTGATACGGCAAAGATAGATCGGTTGGCAAAGGCGTTGGTGATGCAGCCGGCAAAGAAGCCACCACACTCGCGCCTGGGAGATTATACTTTCTCTTTAACTGCTCCCAGACCGCATTATCCGATTGGATGTTCGCTCCGCTTGGGGATGTGTCAGCAAGTTCCTTGAACGCCTTCGTGTATCTTGAAAGAAGGTCAACATCGGCGGCGCTTGGCGCGACATTAGGATCTGATTCCTGCGCGTCAAGTCTGGCCGCCAGCGAAGTAAAAGCCGTAAAATCTTTTGCAGGATTGGATTGTTGGTGGATATGACTTCCGCCGATCAGCCTTGATACCACTTGATAGACCGGGCTATAATCCGACTTCGCTTGTATCAGTTGCGGAGCCAGCGTTGCTTTCTGCGTTGATATTTCCGCTTGCTTTGCCGCTCCACCCGCCTTTGTATAAGGCAAAGTAAAATCAATCCCGCCGGTTGGAGCCCCTTGCTGGCCCGGGACTGCGGCAGTCGTCGTTTCCGGCAACCCCAACTTCTTCCTCATCAGCCGGTTATACATAGCCTTGATCTCTGGTGTCGCACTCCCGCTTTCAATAAGCGGTTGCAATGCGGCGATCTGCGTGTCCGGCGAGCCTGCTTCATATTCCGCCCCCTTGAGCTTGGCTTCCCGAACTGTTTTCTCGGCCTCGGTTTCAAACTCCCCAAGCCGCTGCGTTTGAGCAACATCAAAAGCCGAGCCCGATAAAATACCTTTGCCAGCCATCTCGCTCCGCAAAGCTCTTGCCCTTTCCTGCTCCGCCGGTGATGTCGCTTCGCCTAAAACGCTTTCTCGAAGCGCTGAATAATACTCCGGTGAATACAATGCTGGTGTTGCTTCCTCTGCTTCTTCGGCGATAGGTGTAGCAACTGGAGTGGTTCCGACTGGAGCCGGAGCTGGAGTCGGCGCTTGTGCGGCTGCCCGAGCGGCTGCTGCCCCTGCCGTAGCCGCCGCACCATAACCAGGCGTGGGGGCGCTTACCTGTGGCGTTAAGGGAGCCATGATCGTATGCTCTGGGTAAGCAAGTTGCTGTCCTTGAACAATTAAAGGTATCCTACCCCTTGGTGGTGTTTGTCCCTGCCCATACTTTCTTGGATCATAATACTTGGACCAGTCAACGTTTTCTCCCTGCTTAATAAGTGTTGGCATTTTTTTTACCTCCCTTTACTGCGACAAAACATCATAATAAATGTTCCCGCCTATCAATGACAGAAAATCCCCGGTATCAATATCGCTCGAATATCCAACATCCCGCAGGCGCCACCTGAAGAAATTGCAATTTGCGTTCACCGCAAAAGGGACTTTAATATAATTATTATATCCCCCAGAGGTTAAGTTGCTGGCCTCAACCGTCGTCAATTTTGAAAGCACCCCGTCTTGGTAAAAAGAAACTTCAAGCGTTGTCGTCTGCTTGGTAATGAGCGGTGCCGGGATATGGACGAACAGGTCCATCTGATAGATCTGCTTCTTGCGCTTCAGCTCATTAAACATAATATCAGCTGACTGGATCTCCCCGACGGTATTATCCTGGCCGTAAATGTTGAAGATGGAAAGCTGGTTAGATCGGGTGAACGGCATATAGACAAGCCGCTGACTGGCGGTTGAAGTCGTGCTGGAAACCGCAATTATATTCCCGACATTGTGAGCTTTATCCTGGCCGATCCATACCTTCTTTGTCGTGTCGTAAGCAAAATGCCTTGCAACTCCCGTTCCGTTATAATCCGGCAGATAGAGATGATAAAATCTGGTCAACGGGTCATAAACAGAACACGGGAAACGATTGTCCTGTGCAGATAAATTGTAATAATATATCATGCTCCCTATGTTTATATTGTAAGCCAATTCTTTTTTGATGGAAGCGCCAATGGAAACATCCTGGAAGCCATTGGTCATTCGAACATCGTCACCACTAAAATAGATCAAGGTGTCCTCGACTTTTTGGATCGTCCGGTTAAAGGGGCACCCATAATTCCAGCAGTTCACTTCTTCAATTGGCGGAAGAAATGAAGCGTTATACCGATAAACCGTATAATTCGTGTCCTTAAAAGCAAACAGATAATCGCCTAATTCAGCCAAAGCTGTTCCATAAACACCATTGCCAGGAACAAAAATATGACCAGTATCGCTTCCAGTCCAAGTTTCATACGCAGCTGGCGTTACGGAGGAAAGCGCGGCGGAGCAAAATAAAGTTCCATAATTTGACAAAAAAGAATCATAAGCCCATAACCTGTCTTTCCATTCTAAAACATACGCTCCAGTAATACCAGACAACCCGGCTTCTTGGGCTGTAGTAGAACTTCCCGCCGTAGGATAAGAACCAACAGACCTTAAGGCCAAACTTACATTGCTGTTTATATGGTCAACCTCATACCAACTGTCAGAAGAACTTTTTCTTATCCAGGCTCCTTTTCCCAATTCAGTTAAAAACAATGTTCCCCCGCCAGTCACGGTGGCACTCCCGTCAAAAGTCACCGAACCAGTTAAAGATTGCGGAGCCCCGGTATCATAAATAGGGGAAGTTTCATTTGATGTGGAATTCGTAGAATTATAAAACCATTTCCTGCAATAACTATCCGGGGAATATAAATATAAGGTAGTCAGTCCTCTATGCGCGTCAACCTGTTTCGCAAACGAATAATGATAAGGTGTGAAACTGAAGGCAGTTGTTGTGCTTTGGCTTGTTAAAGTGTGCCAAGCATTATTCGCAATGTCCAGGGCCAACATTCTGCCATCGCTATATTCCGGGGTGCAAACAACATTCATCAAAAAAGAACTGGCTGTATTTACTTCATCATAATAGAATTGGAACAATCCCCTTGGCCTTCCGCTTCTCGGCATACTTGCCCCGTAATTGGCAACTCCCGGGATCTTCGTTATCATTCCCAGCCGATCGCTTGAAGTCCTATTGACATCAAGATAGAAATTATCGAGCTTCACGAAGTCGTTAGGGTCAGCTGATTGAGGTTGGGAATTAAGAGAAAGTTGGCCTGCTTGATAAATAATCGGCCAGTAGCTTGCGGCATAAGCCGCAGTTAAAAAGACGCTAAAAAAAAAGATTATTGCGATCAGCTTTTTCATTTCAATAAATTCCCCAGGAACATCATAACCCCGGCTATCGAAAGTAACGAAACTATCAAGAACATGAACATCGTTTTCAGGTCGTTGAGCTTGTTAAGCATCTAAAAGCTGCAACCAAGTCGCAATGTATTCAAGCCTTCGACTGATGCGGGAATTCCATCATCATTCCCTTCAATAAAATACCTTGCCCCGATCGAATACGTCGCCCAGAACGGCCCCGACTGCACGCCGAAGCTCCATTCACCCTCCACGCTGTGATGGTTCAGGGAAAACGGCGAGGAACGCGGAGCGGAATACACCAGCCCGCCCTCAAATTCAGAAAGATACCAGCAAGAATTTCCAAAAAACTTCCCCGCCCACTTTGCCTGGTTGAGCTCCAGCTTCGGCAGGCGGTAGGCGTAGGAGCCGTTGATCTGCTTGGTCTGCTCCAGGTAGAGATAGCTCTCCGCGCAGCACGCCGTAGCCGCCATCAAGACCGCCAGCCCTATCAGCAACTTTTTCATCTTATCCTCCATATTAGTTAGTTAAGGACATATTGGAAAATCCCAAGCCAACTTGAGTTACCAACATCGGTGGCACTATACGTAAGGGTGGCGGTTGTCGCCGCCGACATATAGATACCCCCTTGTTGAGCATAATCTATATCTGCCGCCGCCCCCCCACCCGTGGGCGTTGCCGCACAAGCAATAGGCAGGGTAAAGGTTAGGTTGGTAGCGGTGGGTGTCGCCGCCGTCGGGTCAATTGCCGCCCTAAAACTGCAAGTTACCACATTTCCCACCCTTAACCAGCACATAGCGTAAGCCGTGCTTGCCGCCACATTGGTCGTATTCGTCAGCGTCGGCGTATAAACCCCACTCGATACATTAAGTTCGGGGATAAACACATTGGTATTAGCGTCTTTCACCGCAAACTTCTTGGCTGAACGGGCGTAGATGCCCTTGACTACATCATCAAGGTTAGTTGGTAATACCCCTTTTTTGAAGGAGCATTCGTCGTAGCGAGTTCCGGCTTCGGGGAGATTATTTGCCCCGTTAGAACCACCTAACTGGAACTTACTCTGTGTGGTTCCCATAGTGCCATCCGCACCCGTCGCTGCTAAGGCACCATTCAAGTATAGTTTTGTGACTACACCAACCTCACGGGCAAATACTATGTGATACCAGCCGACAGTAGAGAGAGTGACGGCTCCAGTATCTAAATCTGTAGCAAGGTCAAGAGAACCCTTCAATAACCCACCTGTAGAGAGGGTAACCCGCCAACCATGATTGGACGCGCCAGTATTCGAGAAAATGTCAACCTGTGCCGCAGGAGTCACATCGGGTATATATACCCACCCACCAACCAGGAAATCGTCAGTATCTGCGGTATTTGCCACATCGAATACTATATCTGTGCTTTGGAGATAACCACCAGTTGCTATGGCGTTATACTTTGAGTTTCCCAGCACATCATTAGCCGCAGTCAACTTTTGAGCCATAATGGTCAGGTCTTTTGATGTGCCAAACTTTGTCCCGGCATAGGCGCTTTCGGATGCCGTATTGGTCACGCTGTCCATGTTCCAGCCGTAGAGCGTGGTGGCGTTAGGGAAATCCCCGGCCAAGAGTTGCAGGTTACTTAAATAAACCGTGCTGCCCTTTATGTATTCATCTTTCCCCTGGCCCAGATCAACCGAAGCAAGCGCCGACCCGACCAACAGACCAAGAACAAGAATCCCCAATAATAATCTTTTCATTTTCTGCTACCTCCTAATTTGATGATCGCGCGAGTTCGACCCATTTGCTGCCGTTATATAACAATCCAATCGTGTCATTCTGTCCTAAAGTGAAATCCTGGTCCCCGGCCAAGACCAAACCAGAATTTGCTATGCTTGCTTCGTCCCGGATTGTAAGGGTGTTCGCGTCGCTGGTCCCGATCAGCGTCACGATCTGCCCAGCTGTCCCAGCTACAATTTCAGGCGTCGAGTTCAATGTTATCGCTTGGCCATTCCCGCTAACCTGCATAATCCCTGCGGTAACTGTAATGGCGTCAGCCGTCACCAGAAATGTCGTAGCCGATGGGGTTAAACATAAAGTTTTACCTACGGTCAATTTACCGTTTGTTGTCAATGCCGGGACCAACAGGGAAGTTGCGTCAGTCGTTATTGTCGCTTGCCTCGCGTCATCAATATAAATATCGATTTGATTATTCCCTTCCGCCGCTTTGCGATGAACCGTGAACTTTTTGCCAGGGCTGGTGTCCCCGGTATTGGTCAAGCCAAAACACGCCACATCCCCCTTGATGTCGGCCTGCAGGTTGAGCTCCCCGGGCGCCGATCCGTTGGTCCTGATATATCCGTTCCCGCTCGAGTTGTAGATGTCCGTCGAATTGCCGTCTGTTTCGTCGTTGCATTTGAGTTGTCCATTCCCGGCTGTCACATCCGCCCCTTTGATGACAAGGATCCCCGAAGCGTTAGAAGCTGTATTCCAAAAGGTAAATGGCTGCAACGACTGATCGGTTGTAAATGTAATCCCGCCAGCAGCTTCAGGCGAGATTGTCATGGCCGGATCCCCCGCTTGTGTCCCCATCATAAACATTATTTTACCGGCATCGGCAGCCGCAGTTCCCAAGCTTATATTCGTTCCGCTAAAGGCCCCTGCCGTTGCCGTGTTTGTTATTGTCAAACTTTCGCCGGTAATCCTGCCGGTGCAATTCAAAACTGGCAAGTTAAGCGTTCCAGTCATCGTATCGCCAACCTTCTTGACATAGGCGGTAGTAAGCGTATTTATTGTTTGCCCACCCGTCTGCGCGGCATATACAAACCCGGCTATCGACGCTAAAACAGCCGAAACAATGAATAAAATAACTATTTTTTTGTTCATTTAAGCCTCCCTATTATCTGTGATTATGCAAAACTTCGACCGTTACCATATTCGTCTTGGAATAAAAATACAATATCTTGCTTGCAGGCATAGGCGTCGGCAGGTGATCCCAAAGACATTGATCTTGGCCGATCGTCCAAAATGCCTCGGTGGTCGTGCCATCCTTTACCATTCGAATATCTCCGCCTTTTGCCTGGACATTTATGGATACCGTCGGATCGGCAAGGGTCACGGTATAAACCGTTTCCGCTGTCCGCAAAGTTGTATTGTAAATCACCCAGTCCTTTGACAAAGGCCACTCTCCACTCATCCTTTCGGCATCTGCCAAAACTCCCGTTGCCACCAAAGCCAAAACCATTAAACCGATCAATGCTTTTCTCATCTTAATTCCTCCCTTTATTCCCGATAACTTAATTTGTCGCCGTAAGCCATTATCCTTGGTATGTTGTCCCTCCCGCCGGTAAATCGGCTCCTGCTCGACTTCTCACTGCTGTTAAAGGCGGACAGTTCCGCCCAAAGTGCGCTGGCTTGACTTTCATAAATCGCCGCCCTCTTTTCATCCCGGGGCTTGTAAAACTCCGCCAGGGCTTGATAGACAAGCCCATCTTCATAGTCGGCGTCAATCTCTTGCTCGTAATCGGCATCGTTCACGAACAGTGAACTATCCCGCAAGCCAGTCACAAGGAAATTGTAATTAACCAGCGGCGCCGGGCCAAAGGTGATCCGCAACTCCCGCTTGGTAAGATAGAAGGTATCGGTCGCCACCTGCCCGGTGATAGGTGTTTCCAGGGTAAGGGTTGTGCTGGGAGCGTCGTAAGACTTAACTTTACTGCTTGCCGATCTCGTTGTGTTATAAACATACCAGTCCTTGTAATAATCCTGTATGGCCGCGCTGGTCAAGGTTGATTCAATGATCGCCGTCGTGCTGGTCGAGGTATCAGCCGCATAGGTCGTCGAAACCGGCTCCCGCGTCAATAATTCATCAAACAACGCCCAGCACCAAGGTTCCCCGCTTGCCATCAGCGGATCAGGATACCGGGAATTGATGAACGATAAAGATTTTCTATCAAGTTCGCGACTTGTTCCTGACCGCCGGATGTCCACGATCTCACCTATCGTTGGCGGGATGGCATAAATGTCCTGGTAAATCTTATAGGAAGCAGCTGATTGAGCCGTGCCCGTATATGGCCGGTCGATTTCAAGATGGGTCGTATCGGTGAACTTGATGATCTGGTAGCTGTTCGTATCGCTGCCAATTTGTATTTTGCGTCCAGCCATCGCCGCTGTAAAGGTTGTTCCCGAGCCGGTCACGGTCGTATCAGATACCGCGATTGTCACCGTTCCTGTTGCGTAAGAAGCCAACGTTTCGATGTTCTTTACAACGGTCAGTATCTCAAAGTTACACTTGCGCACCGCCGCCGCTTTCGCACGGTTGAGATAAGAAAGAAGCTGCGCCCGAAGGGTCGTATCCGAAAACGATGTTATACTGTAATCGGTGATTACGCCAGCCTCAAACGCTATATCACGCAGCAGCTCAAAACATGTTCGCCTCACCTAACTAATCCCCCTTTTTTCCTTGTGAAGCTCACAATGATGAATATGGCAAAGCCATCTAACCTCTAAAGCATTAAGATAATTATCATGATGGGCCTCTACCTTGTTATTACCACACACTTCGCAACGACCTCTCACTAATCTTCCAGTTGCAATTGCATAGTTCGCAAGATAATGTGCATGAGTCTTAATTTTATTTTGATTCCTGTATTTTTCGCAACTCTTTCTCATTTTGTCTTTATTATCTTCCGCCCATTTCTTCCTGATATTTTTATGGGTTGTTGCATAATGCCTACTTTGTTCTCGTTTTTTATCTATGTCCCTGCGATACCGCATCCTTCCTGTCTTTTTCATTTTTTCACGGTTCTCGGCATAATAAGCGCGTTCATATTGGCGTTTATTCTCTCTTTCTTTTTGCGTCAACGTCATAAATTATTTCCTCTTTTTATATTTCCTTTTGGGCTTGTCATTTTTCGGTTGTTCTTTCTTCGGTTCTTCGGCCACCAATGTTTCCACCTTCGGCTCCGCTTTTACCGGCACTTTCATCTTTGCTTCCGTTTCTTTTATCTGTTTCCTGATAGGATCTAAATGCCGGGGCGAAAAACAACTGACGCCTGGATACAGCATCCGCGCCATCGCAATAACCTTGTTCTCGAACTCGATCACTTTCGGGTCGGGATTTGTTTCGATCATATCTTTATTTTCCCCTCCTCTATCATTTTTTTTACGCGTTCCCGGATGGAGTTAAGATAATCAGATGTATAACAGCCGCCTCTATGCTTTTCGGTATTGGCGATCTGAAAAACAACTTTCTCAAATTTTAAGTTCGCAAAAGCTTCCGGGCTCATTACATCTTCTGGTTTAAGTTCCTTTTCCCCGTCGCCTTCCCCATCGCCGCGCAAGGACTTAACAAGCTCTGCCATGTTCTTCGGTCCGCCCATCTTAACTCCTTTTTATAGTGAGCCAGTCGAAATCCCCCGAAAGCGGGGGCGCAAGAAAGGCAACCCCCGCTCTCGTTTTTACCTAATAACAGCCCCTCAAAAAAACCTCGATCGTGCCTACGGCATTATCCGTAAATCCTTCCATAGCGATCGGCCCCGGAACGGTAGCAAGCGCTTCGCCGCTGGCATCATAAGTCAGCTTTGTCAAAGCAGCTCGCCCGTGAACCAAGGCTTTACCCCCGGCAGTATTTACGATCCCGGTCAGCAAGTCACCGATCACAATATCCGCGCCGGTGCCTTCGACTGACGCGACACAAAGACCAGCCACCTGGATCCAACCGTATTCACCCACGGAAATAGCCGTATCGCCGTCAGAGTCGCAATACCAAATACCAGCGAAATTCTGAAGCCTTGAAGTCGCTTCATAACTTGACCTCACGTTATAACTCTCGGTGGACGAGTTAATATACCAGCAAGGATTTTTCGCTTCTGTGGTCACTGCGGCATTATAAACCCAGCGATAGATATTCCCATTGTTGTCAAATCCCAATTTCCCATACTGTTGAGTCTGGCTCCCTTGAGCCTTATACTGACAAGCCGGGATCGGGCTGACCTTCGAGGCCGACGCCAGGGAAGCTACCAAGAAAACAACCATCAATGCAAAGAAAATTTTGTTTCTCATTTTATTGTTCTCCTTTTTCCCTTACGCCGTTGTGAAGTTGGCAATGTGGTAATGCGTTCTGCGGTCAGAGAGCAACAGATTCCCCAGCTGTCGAATAAAGCTGGTCATCAAGTTGGTCCCCGGAACAAGCTGGAAGGGATCGACCTCCATGTTAGCCCCTTTCAGTATTCCATATTCGATGCCCTCATCGTTGATCCCGATGATGGTTCCGGCGGCGAGCGATGATTCAAACATACAGGTCATGCCGCCATAGCGAAGTCCTGTAAAGCCTGCTTCCTCAACATCTGGCGCGGGAGCTCCGCCTGCCCTGGTGAGTTGCTGAATTGCAACCATCTGGCTGTCGAGCACGCCATAGGTTGTTTCATCCATCAACGCCAGTTTCGGCCTTGAAACTCCAACCGTTGCCTTGACCCGATAGGTCGTTAGATAGGCTTTGAGATAAGTGGCGAGCGAATTACCGGAGGCGTTCTTATAAACATTCGCCCAGTTCGGATATGCAGCCGAGGAAATTCCGCCGATCGCATCCGCTGTCGGAGCCAGCGCGATAAGCGTCAGCAGTGAGTTCCAGTCGTCAGCGCCTTCACTGCCGGCCGTTGCGAACATCTGGCTTGTGACCAGGTTCAAAACGCCGACATTGGCCTGCTTGAGAAACGACTGCGTGCAACCAATGAGGTTCGTCTTGCTTGAGCCTGAAACATCAATGTCGAAGCGGTCGATCGGGATCGGCCCTCCGAGCTCCTTAATGTCGTAATACGCCCGATCGCCAATGTTATTGGTGGTCAGGTTGAAGGTCGCTCCTTTACCGAACGCCTTCAAATTTGGGTTGGTGATCAGCATCAAGGGAACCTCGAACCTTGAGCCGCCATCCAACTCGCGGGTAAACTTCTTGCCTTTCGGCTTCAGCCCACTGCCGGTGTCAACTTGCTTGCCAAGCAGCCACCACGGAAGCGTGGCTCTGGTAGCTATGACATCCTGAAACATTTTTTGCAGCACATTCGGATTGTTCAGAATGGCCGCAACCGTTGAATAGTTTGCCATGTTCTCCTCCTTACAGATTAGCCGATTTTACAAGCGCTTCGGCCACAGCGCCTTCGTCGTGGAATTTGATCTCCGGGGGTATGGTCTTGCCAACCGTGCCGCTTTCCGATTTCTGCCCGGCCTTCTTTTGCAACCGCGCAATCGTTTCCTTCTCTGCCTGCTTCTTCAACATCGGTAAGCCGTGATCGGCAAAATACGCTTTGACCGCATAGGTCAGCGTTACCTCATCCCGTTCGACCGTATCGAGGATCTCCTCAAGCTCCGGGGGAATGAAATCAACACCGTTCTTCTTCATTTCCCGGACTTGCTTGATCCAGCCGCCAAACAGCGGATACTTTTCGCAAAGGACTTTTTCCTCGTCGGAAACCTGCTTATCAACCTGCTCCTCAAGTTCGGCGCGCTTCTGCAAATCTGCCTTTTCGTCCTCAAGCTTTCGCCTCTGCTCAATGTTTGAAATGAACCCATTGAGCTTCTGCTCGATAGCAGCAAGCCTCTTGGCCTCGGGAGATAATTCTTCATCACCGGCAAAGTCATCACCTTCGCCTGTCACTTCCTTGAACTTCTTCCCTGCCCTTATCGCTTGGATAAGCGGATGAGCCTCCATTTCCCGATGGTAACTTATCAGGTCTTTGGGGCTATATCCCTCCAACGCTTGCTCTAAAGCCTTGCGCGTTTCCACTTCCCGCTGGATCCTCTTTCCCGCCGTCAGGAACCGCTGGTAGATATAATCGTTGATCTCTTTGTCCGTCAGGTCGGTCTTATGCTTAAGCTCTTGTTTCGCTCGCTCGATCGCCTGCGCCATATGGTCAACGACTTGCTGATTCTGCTCTGCCGTTTCAGCGAACTTGGCCGGTCCTTCGCCTGGCTTTTCGCCTTCGGCTTTTTCTTCGGGTGGGGTTTCAGCTTTTTCCTCTACCAGCTTTTCCCCTTCCTCGAAGCTTAAGGACCCGCTTTTCTCCGCTTCGGCAATAAGCTTTTCAGCCGTTCCCAACTCATCACTCGATACGAAACCCTTTTCTTCTTTTAGATCCATGATTACCTTACTCCTCTACCCCGCCTTCCGGCATAGGGCTTTCTTTTTCACCCGGCGTTTCTGCCATAGGTGTTATTCTTTCTCCCCCAGCACTTTTAGAATATGAAATGCATGCGCCACCAGCGCTGATCTCCGCATCGGCTGTGCATTTCCCGCCTTCATTGTGATCGCAGTTGATAGCACCACAACCTGAAATTATCCCGCCGCTACCCGGTTCTTCATCGCCACCCAGTTCCGCCCGTGGCATATCATCCTCAACATCAAGGGGATCCCCCCCGCGATACCGGCGCCGAAGCCCTGCTTTCATTTCCGAACTTATTACCATTCAGATCACCTCCCGTATCTTTTCTTGACTGCTTTCTTGTATTCCGGCAAGTTCTTGCCTTTAGCTTCTTTCAAATGCCTCGAAAGTTCGGCTTCCGACATATCTGTTTCAGTCGCCTTGCTTGCCCTCAATCTACCAAGTTCTGCTCCGAAAAATCCTCGTTGCTTCTCTGAAACAATCGGCGTATGTTTTCGATGTTCCGGCATGATTTACCTCCCTAATTCAATCCCAGCGTCAATTCCAAAAAAATCGTTGGTCTATTGCCTATCATGTCAATCCCCATCAACTGCGGGAATTTCCCTTCGTTAAACGCCCTTATGTTTATAATCAACCCCCAAAACATTCCCTTGCCCTCCCAAAACTCAACTGCTTGTAAAGCCCATCTGCATAAGCCTTTTCCTCTCGCGTCAATTTTGCCTCGGAGTGCAAGCATTCCTCTCCCTCGATGTCCGGCAACCGCGTGCCACGGTTCTGTTTTACCCACCGCTCAACCGATAAATGCGCCTTCTTCCAATTACGGAATCGCCGCTCGGCATTATTTCTTTCAATGGCACTGTTGATAATTTTTCCCGGATCATACATCACACAGACATCGATCGTATTGAACGCCCGGGCGAATGTCCGATAACCGAACATCAAACGCAGTTTCAATACGATCCGTGGCAAGGTAAAAGTCCAAAAGATTTCCCATTCCTTGCGATAATAAGCTCCGGCCTTTCCCTCGAACACCCAGATCAACCATTGCAGGAATAGGATTATCCGCTTACGCATAGGTGCCGGCCTCCTGCGCTATTCGCGCTGCCGTCATCGGGGGTTTAACCGCTTGCGTAACTGCTTCCGTGGGAGTGACCGCCGCTGGGAGCCCGCCAGGTGGGGCAGGCGTAGGCGCTGGCGCACCCGGAGCAACCGGCGGAGCAACTGCGTTAGCCGTTGCCTCATATTGCGCAACTGCCGCCTTATTAAGCTTCTTTACAGGATCCTTGACCCCTTCCGCCTTCAGCACGTCCTTGGTGTTCTCAACTTGGTCAACAAGCGGGTTCTGCGAGAGCAAAGAGTATCTCTCCTTGGCCTCTTTCTTCTTAACTTCCACATTCTGTTGGGCCATATCTCCAATGTCCACCGAAACCGCATACTTGCCCTGGATGGAACTCTTGTCCCAAGGAATGAATTGGCTGCCAGCGTCCCCAGATATCTTCTGGATCCGCTCGGTATCGGCATTATTCTGGAGTAGTTCGATGAACAGGTGCATATTGTCAATCGTCCAGTCAACGATGGCGTCTTTCTTGAACTCAATGCGGAGGTTCTGCGCGGTTTGAAGCCCAACAATCTCCGAGGCAGTCCGCTTGGCTTGGGTAATCAGCCCGCGCTGGAAATCTGCCAACCCGGATTGACGTTGTAAGAGTTCGTCAATAATCCTGATAAATTCGTTATAGCTTTCGGAAAAAGCGAAATCATTCAGATTCTTGACGAATGAACTCAAGTCCTTGCCCTGCGGGTTGTCCACCCAGACGATCCCGGATTGGTCCACATCCTCAAGCTTCTGCCGACTATCGGCGTCCTTTATGGCGGTTTTGTCAGCCAGGAAACTCCGGTTCAGCGTGATAAGCAGGTTCGTCAGCTTCTGCACCAAGAGCGTCTTGGTCATAACCAAGCTCTCATAAGCACGAAAATCAGGCGTGGGATAGAACCCGGTCAGGCTCTCCCCTGCCGCCAAGATCTTGCAGGGATAACTTTTAAGCCCCCAGAGCCAATCATCATATCGGATCGGATAATCCAGCCCATCAACGAACGCCACTACCTTGCGCTTCTTGATGTCCCAAATCTCGTAAAGGATGGACCGCTCAAGGTCCAGAAGTTCGCCCTGATAATCCTCAATGAATTTGGTGTCCTCTTTTGACCCTTCGTATTTCAGCTTGCTGGTTCCCTTGAGGTCCTTGACGCCCCTGTAAAGCCGGCTGGCCTTGAGCTCCTTCGTCGGCTTATAGAACCGGAAGATGATATACTTCGCATCCTTGAGATCAATTCTGGTTGCTTCAGGATCAGGCAGCAAGTTCAAAGGATTAAACCATTCGCAAGTCGCCTCGTCAGCCAACAACTGCAGGTTCATGCTCTCCCCGGCAAGCTCCGTATTCCAACCCCACTTACAAACAGCAAAATTCAGAGGTATCATTGTTGCCGTGCATTTCTTTGCTATCTGCTTCCAATTTATGCTGTCTGATTTCAACAGAGTGTTGATTACATTCTCCAAGAGTTCAGGATTGGGTTTTATCGGAACCTGCTCTATGATCGGTTTGCCATCCGGTCCGGTCATAGTCAACCCAGTCGTCGGGTCGATTTTTGGCTGGTCAATCATAACCTTTTCGATTAAGCTCTCAATGGAAATATGGGGGTTCTGGAAATACAAGTTCGGCTTGAGCGTTTCAGAGCTAACGAAAAACTCGTTGCAGAAGATCCGATACATCTTCTCGGGATCATATTCAGTATCTCCCGGCGGACTGAACTCCTTGCCGTTCAGCGAACCTTCGAGATACCCGAGATACCGCTTGGCATAAGCTTCAACGAATTTCTTCTTGTGATGGCGTTCGGCATTGGTGATCATGTTCCGGTATTCAGATACTTCCTCGGAAGGCATTTCTATCTTGTCGTCGGCTGGGCCTGTCATTGCATTAAATATCTTCTCAACGAATCCGGGTAATTCCATTCTACACTCCTATCGGCTGCCGAGCCTTGAAGGGCCGGAGTTGCTTGAAATACTCGTATGAGTTTGGTTTCACTTCTTGTTTCGGAACAATCGAATTAACTGGCCTTGAGATAAGAAAATATCTTGAGCTCATTAAAGCGTGATCCTCACCGCCTTCCTTCACGATAAAGCTGTTGTAAGGGTCGAAAATCGCCGCTGGTATCTGCTGACGAAGGTTTTGGCATATAGCTGTAATTTGCCAGTAAGGTTCTCCGTCAGGAGCCACAGCCATCCAATTCCTCATCGCTTGATAACCGTTCTTCTTGTCGTTATTCGCCCTGACAAAATTTATGCCGTGATTGGAAAACTCGGCCAGAACGCTATCGCCTCCAGCTTCCTTGGCAGTCCAAAGCGGGTGCTTATTCCCAGCGCTCGGATCCGCATACCGGGCAGATACCGTATAGTCCTTTTCAAGCAACTTTATATCGGTCGCCCACTCCTTCGGATATTTGCGGTTCCCATACAGCTCTGCGAAGGTAATGATCCGCTGGAAGTCCGCCTCTGGCGTGTGAATTCTACTGACCGCATGCAAGTGGTAGCAGAAAGCATCGGGGTCAAAGCCCCAATCCATCGAGCCGTAAATATCATCGGCAGAGGTCGGCAAATAAGAAGCGAGGCCATGCCTGCCTTCGCGCCATTCGGAGAAGAATTGGCCTTTGAAGATATTCCAATCGCCGTCCCGATAAGCCTTCCGCATATCTTCCGGCAAACTATCAAGCGTGCGAAGATATGAGCTCGACAGGTAAGGATTATCAGCAGCGGTGGCCTGGATGAACCCAAACTGGTCTGCTTCCTGCTCGTTCTCATCAAAGAAGCGATCAAGGAAAAGCGACTTGACCCAGGCATGCCCAATATCCCCGGGATTAGTTGCGGCGATGAACTTGTTATCATCAATGCCCGGCCATCGGAGCCGGGTCCGCAGGAAATCAAAAACTTCGCGCGGGTTTTTAGTCAGTTCATCAACACCTTCATCAGCAAATTCAGCCGATTGATATTTTGAAGGATTATCCAAGTTACGAAAGCAAAGAACGCCGGAGCCGTATTGCGGATGAAGCACAAATTCGTGATCTGTTTTATTGAGGATCCCAAGCCATTCTGGGAACTCAAACGCCACCTTGCTGATTTGTCTATCCTCAAGCGCCGGGTAATCCTCGCAGAAAAGCCCCGAGCGAACTCTCTTTAATCCCCGGGCCCAGAACTCAAGCAAACGAAATAACAACGTCCAGCGAAGCCATCTTGATTTTCCTCCACCCATTGCGCCGCCATAAAGCAGATACTTCAACTGGCGCATGAGCTTAAACGCTTCTGCTTGCTTCGGCGTAAAGTTCGCCAGTTCCTTAAAACTCACTTTCTCGTATTCTTTACTCATAAGTCGAGGGCCACCATTTTAGGAATGTTCAGATCAATTTGCTCCGGCAACATTTTTTTAAGCAAAGCGATCCTGATGGTAGAATCAGATTTAGCTTTTTCAAAAGTTTCTTTCCAAAATTTACCCTCTCCATATTCTTTAAGCGCCTTTTCCATCGCTTGCCGATGGCCTGAACCCGGAGGGCGCCCGTTTCCAACAGCAGCCTTATTCCCTCTTTCAAACAATTTTTTAGCCATTCGTTTTTTATCCGTTTCCAAACGATATTTTCAAATTAAATGTTTCTCCAAATGGCAAGTCCATTAGCTTCTTCAATTTCTCCGTCTGCGAGGCGTCAACTTGGAATTTCACCGTTGCTTCTCCTTCGCCATCAACACTTAACAACACACCACGATTAGGCCGGCTTGCCTCCAAAACGATCTCCTCTTTTTTCACTTGTCACCGATAAAACAACTTTTGGATATGGCTTTCAAGAAGCATTGCCACCACAAAACCGACAAGAAACCCAAGAATGAAAATCCAGAAACCCATCAGAAATACCAGCGTCCTTCCAAAAATGCTGTGCCAAGATTTGTAGAGGCACTCCCGGACATAATCGGGATAAGTGACGCGCCGATTGAAAGAGAAGGTGTCAAATATTGCTCGGCGTTTATAACAAAGCCGAACATGGAATTGGCATCGAGTAAGACCAGTCCGCCAATATTTAATTTTGTCCAGGCGTCTTTGCTTTGCCAAAGAAGCCCGTCAACCTTTAAAAGCGCGGATTGGTTCCCGGCAAGGGAGTTATAACCCACCTGGAGATTTATCCAATCATTGTTCCAACCAAGGGCGGAGTAGTTGCCAAGATAGCCGATATAAAAATTGCGCGCGGGGTTTTCTTTCGGTTTCTCAACCAACTTCTCGATCGTTTTCGTTTCGACATATCTCACAACTTCGGGAGCGGGTTTTTCTGAAACCACTTCAGGGGCTTTTACGGGGCGGAGTTTCTGCGGCCGGGTATCCTCATACCAAGCGGCACCGGCGAAACAAGGGAACGCGATCGACAGGACCAGCAAGAACACAAGCAGTTTTCTCATGTAGAACACCTCCTACTAATACCGATACGAGGAGGAAGTGGCCCACTTTTTAGCTAAATTTATAAGAAGAAAGGATAATTATTTTAAGTTCTTTCAAAATAGCGCATAGGCGTCTTTGTAGCGTGGTTCGGGGGATTCCGAGGAGTTCTGATAGCTGGCGGACCGAGTGAGGCCGATAAGGAAAAATCCCGTAGTAACGTTGGACAACATCGGCTTTTTTGGGATCCAAGTGGCCCAATATATCTTCACCAATTTGTGAATAAGTTTCCCAAACCAATTCATCAAGAGTGAATCGTTTCATAACTCATCAACTTGGATCACAACCCGAGGATTTCCCTTGTCAATAAGACTTCCCCAAATGCCACCGATTACTTGTCTATCGTTTTTTATTATTTTAGCAAACTCAAGAGAATCAAAAATAACTGATAAACAATTGTGAGCATCTTTACGCATATCTTTCAGATAAAGCATTACTGACACACGAACCAATCCGCCAATTTCCCGCTTGAACTTTACTGGCACTTGGCGGGCAAAAGCCGCCTTGTAGCGTTTAATCTCATCATTGGCATAAAAAGCACGGCCCCGGGCAAAGCGCAAAACATTCTTCTGCGAAGGAATCTCGCCCTTAACCTCGAATTTAATCATATCTCCCCGCACATTGCCTCGATATTTTTCTTGCGTGTCATCCGTTTTTTTAATCCTCCTTTGTTTCATGCGAACTCACCAGCAAATAAAAGATCTTTTCCATCTGGTTGGCCGTCCTCTCCCAAGTGAACTGCTGGATACAATCGTGTCCGGCTCGGGCAATCCGTTCTCTTTTTTGCCGATCGTCGAGCAACTCTAGGCAGGCTTTAGCCAGCTTGTCCGGTTCGCGTGGCGGAACCAATATAACGGTTTGCCCTGGAACGGAATAATCAGCCAGAGCCCCCATCTGCGTGCTAACACAAGCGGTGCCACAGGACATCGCCTCCATCGGCGGTGAGCACCAACCTTCCACCCAGCTGGGCAAAACGAACAAATCCGCGCGGCAATAAAGATCTCTTAAAGCTTCATCCGACAGATCGGCATGATACTCCGCCCAATCGGGCGCCTGGTGCCGGTGCAAACCGGATCCGAACAGTGCGACTTTAATGGTCGGTTTTACTTGCCTAACTTGGACCAGGGCGGCTATTCCATCCTGGTCTCCCCGCCAGATTTCGCCTCGGAAAGGCATTAAAATCAAATCGCCTCGTTTCTCGACCGACTGCTGGCAGGAGAAAAAGGCGGCATCGTTACCAATCTCGACGCGGCCTATCACTTTCTGCCCGAAGTTATTTTCGATCAGCTCGCGCAGCCAACTGGAAGTCGTGAATATCTTGAGCGGCAACCGGTAGGTCCGGTCCAGTCGCTGCTTATAGCTTTTAAGTTGCAGATCTGGTGGTTCCACCTGCGGCATCGCCTGGCTTGGGCGATCACCGAGAAGTTCCCAGCACTGCGGATCGTTCCAAATACCCCAGGTCTCATAATGCTGGACAAAATAGAGTTTCTGGCCGAACGACCCTTTAAGGTCTGCAACAAATCGCGCAGTTTCCGCAGCCGTGGCAATGATCACGTCGCTGGGTGGCAACCGTTTGGCAAAACGCGGCGAAAAGAACGGGATTCTGATGATCTTGGCTTTCAGTTTGAACCAACGGACTTCCCGACCAAGCCGGAGCCGACGGACCATGATTAGGAACGATTCCAACCAAGTCCGCAATCCTCTCCTGACCCGGAATTTTTCGATTAGCAACGGATAGACGATATTAACTTCATGCCCTTTATCGATCAGACGGTTTGAACATTCATAAACGGTTCTGATCCCGCCACTGAAACCGATCCCCGGTAAGACAAAGGTGATCCTCATCTTATGAGTTGTCATTTCAATAAAATCTCCTTAACAAAGATAAATATCGCGAAAAGCGACATTACCAAAAAAAAGACCATTATCTTAAAGTCTGGTTTCGTTTCATCCCCTCCATTTACCGTCAACCTTTTTGTGATAAATTTTATCGCCAAGCCGACAAAAGGGAGCGCGTTGTTATTTACGCTCCAATCGGTCGCCCAAGTATTGACGCAACCCCGGCAAACCCTGGCTGTTTTCCTTCCTTCTTCGGCTTCTTTGTTCCCCCAGATCTCGGCCGGAGTTTCCTCTTTAACGTTACCGATCCTGACATCGCATAGCCGCAGGCAGGGCATGACATCCCCGTTCGACCGCAGGATGAAAAAGGACCGCATGGCGTAGCAATCAAAATCGATCATCTTCTCTTTCAATATCTTGGCGACCAGGTAGTTATGGAATGACGGCCGGAGGCGCTCGATGGCATCGAGCATTTTGGTCCGTTCGGACTCCATCCCTTCCCCCGCGCCTGTCTTGCCTACGTTATGGTAGTAAGGCGCCTCATCATAAAGCTGAACGATAAAATGCACGCCCTTCTTATTGGCGTAATCCTCCGTTTCCCCGACATAATCAATAGTCAAGGGATGAAGTGTTAAGCCGGCCACCACAAACAAATTATCTTCATATTTTTCTTTAAGCTTTAAGAGTTCGTCGATTAGATGGTCTGCCTTATCGAAATTCCCCTTTACTCCGCGGATCCTGTCGTGGTGTTCCCCTACCCCATCCACAGACACCCCCACATCGATCTCCACCCCATTTTCGAGCGCTCCCAAAACGACCTTTAACACCTTTTCAGGCAGAGTTGCATTGGTGCTCAATGTGAACCGGATCTTGGGCAGTTTCTGATGAATGAGCAAAATAATATCCAGCAGGTCATCACGCAAAGCCGGTTCACCGCCGGTAAGCAAAACGCATTCCAAATGCTTAAAGAGAGGGTCAGAAAATGCCTTCTTGATCTGCTCCAAGGTCAAAATGCCCGGGTCCGGCTTTTGCTTCCAGATGTCGCACAGCTGGCAGCGCGAATTGCAGGCGCTGGTGATCTCCCAGGTGATCCACCTGACCGGGATCTCCCGGCGAAACAACCTGGCAACAGCCGTGCTGATGTTACACCGGATTATATTAAGCGTTCTACCAAACATCTTAAATATCTACTCCCTGATGATTCCCATTCAATTCTCCAATCCCGGCGCAACAATAATATTTTGCCTTCGTTGTATTCGGATTCGCTCATATTACCTTCTCAACAAACTCCGAATATTCTGGATTAAACTGCATTCTTATATCCCCGATCGGGCCCATCTTGTTTTTAGCAACCCTCACCAGCGCCTCTTTGTCGTTCGCATCGCCGGAATAGATGGCCTCCCGGTGAATAAAAAGAACAATGTCTGCGTCTTGCTCGATCGCCCCACTATCCCGAAGATCCGACAACATAGGCCGTTTATCCGCCCGTTTCTCAAGTTCACGATTTGCTTGGTGCAAAAGCAGGACTGGAATTTTATATTGCTTTGCCATTTCCTTTATGGCGAATGTCTTATCCGCTATTTCCAAATCAAACCGATCACGCTTAACAGAGGGCTTGATCTTTGTTAGCTGGTCTATCACCATGAATTTATACTTGCCAGACTTTAATAGATCAGCCAACTCAACTACATTCGCCGAACCCTTGTCATAAATCGTTAGGGGAAATCGACCCTCAACGATCGATTCCCCAAGGTGCATTATTTTTTTAATATCATGTTCGCTCATTTCCCTTAACATCGAAGTTGTTGCGATCCGCGCATATTTAGCTATTATCTTTCTGATAACCATTTGATTGGTCATTTCAAGATTGATGAACAAAACAGGAGCCAAGCATTCACGCGCTACATGACAAGCAATATTAAGGGAAAGGGTAGTCTTGCCAGACGAAGGCCGGCCAGAAAGCACGATCATATCCCCCGCCCTCATTCCTCCAATCGTTTCGTCAAGATAATTAAAGCCGGTCTTATAGCCGGTTTCTTTCAGATATTCCCCGGATTGAAACTTGTCCATTTCGCTGTTAAGCAAGAGTTTAAGCTCACTTAATTGGCCAGTCGTTGCCTCCATGCTGCGCAGATCATCCGCCATTCTTACAATGTCCTCCGGGGTCCTTTCTTCATCCGAATTTTTTATAGCCTCGCACTTTATCTCTTTGGCATAATCAACAATCGCGTTTTCGAGATAAGAAAATCCGACAACATGGTCTATCAAGGAAGCCAAATATTCACCCGGCGGGAATTGCCAGTCCTTCGTATTTTCCTTTAAAATCTCACCATAAAGCGTAGGCAAATTTATCGGCTTGCCGTTTTTAGCCAACTCCTTGATCTTGTCCCAAATAACCCGATGCTCAATGAAATAAAAATCCTCTTGGTTCAAAAAACCGACCTTTGCAACCAGGTAATCTCTCCAAATCACCGCGCCAAGGACCCTACACTCAATCTCCTGCTGTCTATTCATTCTTGCCTCCTATCAACTGGAACTTCTGAACCGGCTCATTTTGTTTTTCTTTTGATTGGCCAAATATTTCCCAGGGCTTAATCCCTTTGCCTGCAGTTTCAAAAATTTTTCTTTCCAATTCTTTCACATCTACTCCGGCCATAAGCGCGGCATTAAGACTTGACCGGGCCGATTTAACCAATCCTAAAACCGCCGCGTCAATCGGGTTCTTTGATCTCCAGCTATTTAGGAGAAAATCCAAAACTACCCCCCTGTTTCCTAGGGGTGGTGGGGTATTGTTTTTGGGGAGGGGAATAGGAGATGAAGATGGAGATGAAGATGGAGATGCATGTTTTGCATGGGGTTTTGCATTCCATCTTGCATGTGCCGCCATGCTTCTTTTTTTTGATATTGCTTTTGCTTGATGGTATTCTCGGTGCATTTTTCGGCATAAAACATACTTATTTTCAACATACTCACAAACCCCTTTATCAATCAATTCTTTTAGTGTTTTGTTAAATTCTTTTGCTGACTTTTTGCTGACATTTTGAATGGCCTTTGCTTCTACACATCCGCGAGCTGGGGCAAACCACATAAAACATAAAATATCTATCCACAGCCCCTTTGCAGCATAGCTACAGGCTTGCAACCCGAGATCTGACAACCAATCTTTTGGATAAAATTGGAAGGCTGGTCGTTCATCAAATTTAGTAGTTTCTCTTGTCATCCTGTTCCTATTTTTGCATGATTGGGAAAAAGAGATTGTTGAATTATGGCCGGCTGTTTTCTGATGAGTTCCGGGGTATTGATCGGAGAGATTATTTTAGGGAAGCTGTCAGCATCAATTAGGTGCGAGTTTCTAGAAGATAAAAATAGTCCCTCAAGCCAAGGGTTCTCTTTGGCGCGGTTTAATATGAATTCCCAATTTTTGAAATTACGGAAACTTGGGTAAAGGCAGGTCTTTAAGTTTTCCCCCATTTCTGATTTGAAAAAAACATAAAAAAAGGTTCCACCCTGATTGGATCTGTATTCCTCAACCTTCAAAATCTTGGCCCTCATCCGGGAGCTTCCTTTCCGCGCTTTAGCGCGTGGTTATTTTAACTTACACTTGTCAATCAAATAAATTAAAATGCCTGCACTAACAACAATAAGAAACGTGAACACCCAAGTTGTCTGCCAACTATAAAGCGTCTTTAATCCTATTTCAGCTAAAAATTCGTTTGTCATTTTCCTGCTCCTTTTCTTTTTCTCTCTCCATTTTCTTCCCCCTCAACCTCTCCAGCGCTGCCTTCTCCTCCCTCTCCATCTTCTCTACCGTTTCCGGGGGCCAGGTGGGGATGGTCATATTTCAGGATTTATCCAAATTTCTCTACTCTGTTCGATAATAAGTTTTCTTCGTTTTAGGTTCGATATGTAGGTATTAAAGCTACCGGAACTTGGGGAAAGGCCAACGGCAAATCCAATCTGATCCCGGCTGAATTTATTCCCAGCTTTCTCCGATAAGAATTTCAATATCTTTCCTTCACCTCCCCGGCCTGCCTTTTCTATCCAGAAGGAAAGATTGCTGCTTATCGCAAGGGGAGATAAAGAAGCACCTTCAACCCCTACTAACTTTTTGATTGAATCAATGATGGATTGTAGTTTTCTGATTTTCTGGTCTTCGTCTAATAATTTGGACTCATATTCATTTCTTAAGTTAATAATCTCTATCTTTTCCTTTTGCGAGAATCCCTTTGCTCCTATATCTGTTTCTGTGTCTGCTTTTTTGTTCTTACCCTTCGCTTCCGTTGTAGAAAATTTCTTAATAAAATCTTGGATGTCTGCCTTATCCAATTCCGCGAGTTGAAACTTATCCCCTATTTTTTCTCTGTCTGGGTGAAAGGTTTCTCTTTTCCTGATTTTTATCCGTTCAAATACCCCCATGAATTCGGGTGACCAAATCCAACCTTCTCCAGTCGGTAACGAAGGCAACGACTTCATGAACTTTTCGAAATCCCCTTCCGCGGAATGATATTCAACCCATTCTTTTAGAGCTTTGCGGTCTTGGGGGCTCACATTCCGAAATGCCAATA